TCCGTTACAAACCAGGCTATACAAGTCCTTCAAGGACCATACATTACAAACACATATGGTGGAGGGATACAGTGTCAAGGTCCCACTCGCAACTTCACTCCGTATGTAACAGGAAGTGCTTCTGCTTCTAAACCATACGAACCATTCTTTAATGACCCAGTATATGATGTCACCGATAACTTTGGCGACTTTGATGATGATGGAAAACCTATTGGTGATGGGCGTATTGATAATCCTGGCGATATTTTGTTCACCAAAAAAACTAGAACAGGACAGAAAGATAACTATAGTTTAGGTGTAGGTTTCTCTATGACATGGAGCACACCTATAGATAAAAATTTACAAGATCTGTGTAAGAAAGCAGCAGCATCTAACATCCAATTGATGCAACAAGCACATGCTAATAAGAGGTTGGATTTTGAGATTGCGAGACTCAAAAATTGTGGTGAGTTAATGAAAGCTGGAATTATGTTTCGTCCTGGTACAGAGATGGCAAAGATCTGTGCTGATGTGATGGTAGTTGGAAAGAATGTTATCACACCACATACACATTCTATTCCTTCCCCTTCAACTTCCGAATCGCGTGTGAGCGAATCCGCTGCTGATCTCGGCGGTCCTTTACAGACTCAACGGGCAAGGACTTCCCCCTGATCTTAGCAATCTTTTTAATAACTTTCTTGACCGTTGGTTTGACTGCTTTCAATAGCAGATCTGCCAACGGTTTTGCTAGTAGTGCTGATGTTGTAGCAATGACAGCAACGCCGCCAACCTGCATGACCTGACCACCACTAGGAAGTCCAGCAACGATTTGTGTTGGTAGTGGAACCGCTTCGGTGATTTGTACACATTCGTTACCCAGTAATTTATACTCAATAACTTTCTTCCTAAATCCCTCTACCATTGTGCCGACAGGTTCCTTTGCTTCCTGTGCTGGGGTAGGACAGTTTACAGTCTTCGCTGTTTCTTTTGGTACTGCTGCTGGTTTAGGAACATCTGGTGCTGGTGGAGTAGGATTTACTGGTGGTACAGGTGCTTCATACTTAAACTCAAGATTATCTTTATCATAGTCCATCGGATTAAATGATGGAACACCAGCATCACAATATACTTTTACACCCTTCGGATCATCTTGATTGAGAATACCACTCTTCTCTCTGCTAGTGTTTTGTTCATGTGCCTCTACACACCCAGGTATATCAACCACAGGAACACCAATCTGCTGCGTCACAGGAGGTGCAGCAAATATTGATGATGGATTTGTTGTCCAACTAGGTGGTTGATATACTCTGATGTCGGGTATGTTTACATCATTGATATCAATTTGGATATCATTAATTTCCATTTAGTCACCGAATGTATTAGGACACAACTGTTTTGCTAGTTTGTCTCGCAGTTCATTGATACGATCTTCATCAAAATGTGCAAAGTTAGGATACTTTTCCACCTTTTTATAGTAATGAAGTGCATTCTGTATGATGGTAAAGTCTTCCATCGTCAATTCAAAGTTCATTAGCAATCATTAAATACTTGTCCAACTTGTGATCCCATTTCGGAACCAGCACGCTGACCTAACAGCAATGCCCAACCACCTGCCAACCAACCCACATAGGGGACGCTAGCAAGGGCAGGAACAGCAACTCCAGCAGCAATAGCACTACCTGCCATCGCACCCTGAGCGCGTGCTCCAGCGTCCGCCGCTATACACTCGGCGCTTTTTGCATTCGTCTTTCCCTCAGCGTCTGAGACGCTACCTCCGATGTTGCGAGTGCCATCCATGGTGTACTGATCACGACGATACTCTGTTCGTTCTTCAGATCCACCACCAAACATTCCACGCTTCTCTTTGTTCAGATCGAGTGACCTCTCTGACTCTAGAATTTTAGGATCGTTTGCACGGTACTCAACTTCATATCCATCAGGACCAGCTTTGATTCTATAAGATGAATAGTCTCCTCTAGGAATATTAATGACTGGAACCTGAGGAACTTGTGGTTCTTCTTTCCTGTCAATCAGATAACCTAAAAGACCTATGTGTGAGATGGCAAAGAGTGCGCCAACAGTGCTGATGATTATTTTAAACCCAGATGGTTTTTTATTTGGATCTCCTACTCTGAATGTGTCATTTGTCATGGTAATATACTAGTAGCAGGACCTGTAGTCTTAGGTAACTCAGGCATAGCTGCATCAATCAAACCAGGAAGTGCCTGGGTGATTGCTTCGGTAGCAGCAGTGGTTACATTTTGTCTTGCGCTTTCAATAAGCGTATCTTTATTCAATAAAAGATAAGCACTGCCACTGATCAAACCAAGAGAGGTGAGACCAGACAGCAGTGCTACAATATTAATAATCTTTTGCATCTTTCTTTGGCTCTACAGCTGAAACAACAAGAGGTTCTTCCTTTTTCGCTTGAGCTGCTTTGCCATTGCCATTGCCACCTGCTTTAGCAGGAGAGAGTCCGAACGCAGCTAGCGATCCAGAAAACACAGATGCAATAAAAGTTGGGTCGAAATCTAAAATCTTTTGACCGTTTGGAAGTCTAACATAGGAGAATGTGAGAAGAGAAGCAGACCATATAAGTACAACAACTTTCACCAAATTACCAAGAACTTCACTTTTATCTTCATCGTGGTCTTGCTTCTCTACAGCGGGTTTTGTATCCGACATAATAGAGAGTCAAGGCTCATCTATTTATGCGTCGGCAATAAATATAGACTTCCTTCTAGGATACAATTGATTTGACTTTTCAAATCTTCTAGTAAAATTAAGATGATCAACGAATCCACCGTTGTCAATTACATCCTGTCTTTCATTGACGGCACGAAGTTCTAGGTTAGGACTACCTTGCTGACATGTATTGTCTGCCTGAGATCCTTGATCAGATTCCTGAATATTAATCTGTCCATTCATACTAGAGTGTACGGTACACTGATAATAGTATGTTCCAGGTGTAACTCCAGTCGTATCCCATTCAACCAATCCATTCGTAGCTCCATTGTTAACAACACCAGGAACTGCTGGTCCACCCAATGCAGATCTGATTTCAAATGGGTGTGATGTTAGATTGTTAATGTTAAATGTAATTGTATCTCCTTCATAGATAAAGAGATCTGGGTCTGCCTGATTAATCCAAGTGTTAAGTCTATCACTTCCAGTCAAACTATAGTCAGAGAATGTTGCTGATGGAACATCGAAAGCAAATGTTCCAGGGGCAGTGCCACCAATATCAAATGTCATATCACCAGTCAATCCAGTTCTACGAAGATACTGAATTGCATCATCGTTTGTGAATCTGTCTTTACCAGATGCTACACATGCTAGGACACCACATACTTGTGGTGATGCCATGCTAGTTCCACCAATAGGATAGTAGTAATTACTACCACCATACTTGCTATCTGCAATACCAGTGGTTCCAAATGCAGAAACAATATTAGATCCAGGTGCAAAGATATCGACACGAGGACCGTAGTTTGTATAGGTTGCTCTTCTAAAATCGTCTCTGTTTTCAATAGCACCTACACAGATAAATCCAGGTGCATTTGTTGGAGCAGATCCTTTATACAAAGGATAGTTGCCTTCGTTTCTAGTAACAATGCTATCGTATCTAGAATCACTTGGGTGAACCTGCAGTTGGTTATTATTATTTGCAGCACCAACTTGAATCACACCGTCTTCCATAGCATCAGTAGCATCTGCTTCTAGTGCTGTATAGATTGCATTCAATCTACCATTAGGTCTAGGTCCAACGCCAAAGTCTTTGTCGATTCCAGCTTGAGTCCAACCAGAAGGGTTTGGATTGCCAGCGTTGTAATTATTTCCAGTGGCAGAATCATAGATATTATTGATCTCAGCGATGGAAACATCGCCCCATCCACCATATCCATACCCCCAACTGTGATTACATACTGTTGGATTTCTCTTACCAGTTGCAGGGTTGATTGGTTTGTAACGATGAAATGCTCTTAGATAATCAAAGATCAACAGAGCAGGAAGAGTCTGGTTAGATGGCATGGTTCCTAGAACCTGAAGACCATAGATGTTTGCTTCTCTTGCCCACCCGTAGTGCTGTCCTGCTACAGTTCCAGCAACATGAGTTCCGTGGTATGTTGGATTAGTTGCATTGTCTCTGTAAGTTACAGTACCAGTTGGCAATGTCTGACTGTCGTCATCAATGGAACTTACATACTGATTGAGTTCATTGAACCAATCATACTGAACAAATCTACTGGTTCCAGGACTACTAAGACTATCCCATTCAGTACAATCATATGATACTGGGTCATCACAGATGACGACATCAACATGTCTACCACTGTTAAAAATTTCAACCGTATCAGTTACCTTCTCTACATTACCAGTTCCGAATATACCCTTTCTTCTTTGTGCTGTAGTTCCTGCACAATGAATATGACCCCACTGATAATCTGTAGGATCAATTGTTGTTGGTGCAGTAGTATCACTCTTCCAGAACTGTCCACTGATTGTATAGGGTTCTGTGTTTACATAATATCCACTCGCTTCTGGCGTCATGCCAAGTTCTTCTGGAGTCAATTGAACATCCCAGACTCTAGAATCTTTACGTAATTCTACTGCCTGCTCATCAGTCATCCAGTAGTGTGTGTTTCTACTGATAGGACGCTTCAGATGTATACGGAATCCATTCGATTCCATCTCAGTATAAAAATCTTCTAGATCTTC